CAATTAGGTTTGAGGTTTTCTCGGTTTACTTTTGCATTTGCTTTGATAAAACAATACTCTTGGGGCTTTTGTAGGGCTAATTTTTCTCGTTCAGTAAACCATTCACCGGTTTGAGTTAATGCAACAGATGAAGTAAATATCGTAGCATTCAATAAAGAAGCACGGTCAAACTCTATTTTTTTTCTCATGGTTAACGCCAACCCCATGCCCGCCGCCGTTCCGCCTGCAACCAAACCAGCAACGCCACGTCCAATATTGCCCAAACGTTGCCCCATGGAGACTTTGCCCATTTCCGCATTTAACTCCGCAATGCGGCGTTTAGTCGCCACAGCGACGCGGTCTAATTCGCGCCCGGAAGCAATACCACTGCGTTTTAATTGGTCGTATGCCGCGCGAGTGCGGTTGATTTCGGTTTGGATACTGCGCTCACTACGCACACCCAGCATTTCGCGGTTGCGTGCCGCTTGTTGGATTTGGCGGTAGCTTTGTTCCGTCACTTGTGCCGTTTGACGCATCGCTCTTTGTTGCGTGGTGGCACTGCGTTGGGCTTGATTTTCGATATTTTTGGTTGATTTGCTAACACTGTTTTCCACGCTTTTCACCACGCCACTGGCGTAGTCTTTCGCTTTGAGTGTTAAAGAGAGATCCATATTTGCCATTTTTAAACCTGTTTAAACGTAATTTAACAGCAATAAAAAAGGGGCATTACGCCCCCTTATTTTTACGACGCTTAAATGTATAGGACGTCGTAGATTCGTCGGTATTATGTTGGGTTTTCGCGCCTTGACTCGCTAAATAGCTGTTAATCCATGCGCTTACTTCCGCGTGACACATATTCCAGACGGCTTGCGCAGTAAATCCAAACTTACCCAGCAAAATCGTTGCCGAGCGGTAGTTTTCATACGCCTGCCACACCTCGCTGACATTGCGTTTTTTTACGCTTCGCTTGCCGTCTCCGGGTTTTCCGAAACGCCCATGCGCTTTTTTCGTAGTTGATTAATTTCGTTGTTAATCAATACGTAATCATCAGTAGCAAGGTTATCCAGCAAGAATACCGGAGTCACCGCCTCACGCGGAATACCATCAAACTCTACTTGCTGTGCCAGATACGCTAAGTCAACCAGCATTTGTTCCGATGTGTTTAACGTTTCTTTTTCGCTTAACCCAAGGTCACTGATAACTTCCAACGCTTGGCATTCACCACCCACGGTCAAAATTTTGACTAACACGTCATGATGTAGCGTGCCGTTATACAGCACGCCAAGTTTCAAACGAATTTTCATTATTCTTCAACCTTGTCTAACGCTACCATTTGCAAATCGCGCACTTCTTCACTATCTACGGTATAGCTTGTGCCGGTTTCGGTGGTAAAACAGCCGATGTATGAGATTCGTTTACCGTTTTCTTCTTCTACCGTAATTTTGGCATCTGTCACGTTATCCCAATCAGGCTCTGCCGCGTTTAACGGCACAACAACAGTGAGTGATAATGCATATTCGGTAATGCCTTTTGCAAAGCCTTTTACACGTCCTTTGCGGTTGATAGTTTTCACCGGTTTGCGACCGGTGGTAACACGCACATCTAACTTGGTTAAGTCAATCTCTTGACCGTCCACTTCGACAATGCCTAAACTGGCAAATTCTTGGGCCATTTACGCCTCCTATAAAATCAAATCAACACGGTTAGCGACAATATGTAATCCGTTCACCACATCGGTCGGGATGACACAATCTAAGCGGTTAGGGTCAACGCCATTACGTTTCACCAACAATTTCGCTTTATGCTGTGCCACATTTTCCAAGATTTCTTCGTTTTCCAGACGTAACAAAACATCCAGAATTTCTGACCGCACTTTATCCGGTGTACGCGCAGACAATTTGGCGCGAGGGAAACGTAATTCGATACGCTGTTCAATGGCTTTGCGCGTATAGTCCAGCGTGCGGATGGTGGTTAAATCCAAGTAGCTCGGGTCATCCGTATTGGTTGCCGATTTGGTGTAAGTCGTGATTGCACGCATAATGCGGACACGATGATTAACTACCGTAATCGGGGTTAAACCGTGATATAACGCCTGATTCGCTTCGGTCAATAACGGCGTTTGTGTCGGGTCAACTTCGGTCAAGCCCTTAATTTCAAGGGTATTTAACGGACGCGCCGGGTCTTCTTCGCCTGCAATCACTGCGCCATACCCAGCAGCAATCAAGGCATGAGATTCGACTGCACCTTTATACCAACCGCAAGTGATACGCTCACTGTTGATTTTTTCGGTATAAGTTGTGCCGGTTGCCATTGACCCACGCCACGCTAACACACCGATAGCAGGTTTTTTCTCTAACGGAGCGGACACGGACTCTAAATGTTCGCGCAAGGCCTTGGCGTTTTTATCGTCCGCAAACGGCGAAATAATGATGTGATAATGCGTACCGGCAACACTTGCTAATGCAGGGGCTAAATCCGCATTTTCTGCGCCGCTAGCAAATGCTGTGGCACTAATAGTCATATCTTTAGCCGTATTGGTTGCGGTCAAGTTGATTTCATTACCAATTTCACCTTTGCATTTTGCCGTAAGCGTAATCGTGCTCTCATTTACAGCTGATGTTGCTGGGCAATCTGTCGAACCATTAATAATTGCATTCAAACGCGCCGCCACCGCATTGGATTTTTCGCCTGCTGCTACCGCCACTTTGTAATCAATACCGGCAATGGTTACTGTCATAACACCTTGGCTTGCTGCAGTACCGGTTAAGGTTAAACTACCACTTGCCGCCACACCAGAAGAACTATCCGCTAACCCCATCACAGATAAACGGATCAAGGAGTTGTTAGTAATCGCCATGCGCGTCATCAAATGCGCCCACGAACCTGCGCCGAATACTTCTGCTGCATCAAGGTCAGAATACACGCGCACGGGTTGGGTAAATGCGGTTGCTCCACCAATCATCGGCGCAACAATTAGCACTTCTTGCTCATTCGTTGGCAAGGTTGTCACTGCGCCTTTAGCGTTATATTCAGTATAAACACCCGGTTTACGTAAGCTATTCGGGATTTTTTCAAATTCAATGTTAGTCATTGCCTGTACCTCTTTGCTTGCGGGTTGGTTGCACTTCGATTAAGTCACCATCAGCGATTCTGCGCTGATAATAGACTGTATTTTCTACTTCAACCGGCTCCTGCTCGATGTAGGCGTGCGGCTGATTTTCTAAAGGGACTTTCACCCCTGGAGTTGCTTTTACAATCATGTTTTATCCTTTGTTTTTACACTAAATCCGACCTCGGCATTGTTGTTCGGGTCATATAATTTGCCGTCCACATGCTCAAGGATTGGCGACACCGGGGAGAGTTCGGCCGCATAATGGGTAAACACAAAATCAGGGTTAGCCGGGTCTTGTGTTTTTTCCGGATACAAACCGTCTTCCAGAGGGGCGATATCATCAAACGCCGCCTCGTACTCAATGGCATAAGCCGTGACTTTTTCAGTGCGAAACTGCGCATTGTTAAACAACGTCCGAATCGCCAGCGGTTTTAACGGCTTAACTAATCCGCCCAAGCGTTGCGTATCCAGCAAGCGGCGCACCGCATAAATCAACTGATTCGCACCAACCTCGCGTTTATCCACCCCGCCTTGTCGTGCAGCTTGGTTGCTGCGCAATGAGCGCACCGCCACAATGACCACAAATTTAGAAGAGGTGCGGAACGCTGTGCCGCGCACTCCCATCGGCTCAATTCGCGCACCGCCGAACGTCACCAACACCATAGGCAAACGTCCCGTACCCAGGCTTTCGTCGTCCAGCTCACCACCATAGCTTTTCACGGTATTAGCAAGCTGTCCCAAGCCACGTGTCAAGCGGTCAACCAGTGCATTTTCAATTTCGGTTATCACGGCCAAAAATCCTATTGTTCGGATTAGTAAACATCACCACATTGCCGTCGCTTTGTTGGTCTTCCTCAATGTCTATACCGAGCGAAATCTTCCCAGCCGCCAAGTCTTCGAGCTCTTTCAAACTCAATTTATAGCGCGTGATAATTTCGTCAGTAATCGTCACTTCCGACATGCTCGCCAAGCGGTAACGGGTTAAATCACAACAAATGCGGGTGAGATTTTGCGGGATTGTCGGCAACGGTAAGCGATAACGCGCACTTAAATAACCGTCTATTTGGCTTGTGCTATCCGAAAGCGCAATGGTCAGCACACTTTCATTTACCACGCCTTCGCGGTCACGGTCGGTTAGCTGAATCGCTTGAAACTCCCCGATGCGCAAAACGAAATCATTTACCGTTGCATACATGGTTTAATCCTCACACACCGGGACAAGCTCTAACCAAGGGTCTTCCGCCAAGGTTAAGGTTTGTTCTGCCGTTAAGTCATCCACTGCGATGTAAACCGCATCGGCTTTGTTAAAGCGATAACCGCAACGACCATAGGTTGCTTGAGGATGGATTTCACGCAATTTAATCGAATAACCGATAGGCACAATCACTTGCCCTTCTTTGTCGTCCGATTCATCGTGTTTTTCTACCGCACTTTCGGCGTTATCTGCACCGTTTTCAGCTTGGGTTTGCACCTGTTCTTCCGGTGCCGTTTGCACGTCTTGCGTTACATCGTCTTTTTGGTTTTTCTTAGCCATCATTAACTCCTAGGGCGGTTTCCCGCCCTGATTGGTTATTCTTCGATGATTTGTGGTGACACAATCACTTTCAAACGACCTTTTAAGATATTGGTCGTACCGTTGATGATTTCGCCCTCGCAAATTTGACGAGCTTGGAACTCTAATGCCGGTGGCACTAAAATCACATTCGGACGAATGTTTAACAATTTGCCGCCATCACCTTTTAAGGATTGCATTTTGGCAATCACTTTCATGATGTTTTCAGCATTGAGTTCTGTTTTCTCAACACGGTGGGCAAGTTGCCAAAAACCAAAACCAGCCGCACCACGGGCACGCACACCCCATTCGTAAATATCTTCGTTAAATACGGTGTCGGACTTGGACGGGTCAAACTTCGTTTCGATTTCCGGTGCTGTGCGCTCTTGCCAAATTAATGGTTTAATCGCATTGGTGGTGTCGAAAATATAAAACGTTGGTGCTTCTGTTTTCGTACCGGTGGTGATATTGCTTTGCTCTTTGCTTGAGCCTGTACCGTCCACGTTGTCAAAAACAGGGTGGTCAGTGTCAAAGTAATTTTGGCCGTCATAACACAAGGTTGTTTTACCGGCTTTTAACAAGCCAAACACCAAATCATCAGGCAATTCAGCCGCACTTTGTGCCGCTTGTTGTACCATCGGACGGAATAAGCCCACTTGGTCGTCTTCAATGTCAGTGCGAGGAATGCCCACAGTGCTTTCGTAAAGTTTGTTTTCAATACTAGCACCTTGGGCTTGCATTGCTTTACGTTGACGTTTATTCACCCATTCCACCATTTTCGGGAATTGACCTAAAAAGCCGTAGGTGTTCACTTTGGTGTTGGATGATACTTTCATTGCAATTAAGTCCCACTGCGGTTTAATTAAACCTAAACCGGCAGCAAAGTCTTTTTTAAACTGGGTTTCAATCGCTTTTAAAACTTCGGATTTTTTAAAGCTCATTATTTTTGCTCCTTGTTTGCTTTGATATATTCGGCTTCAGTCATACCTAATGCACGAGCTGCCGCCTGTTCTGCCGCACTTAATGCCACCACATTGCCTTTATTCGGGTCTTCGTTCGCTTGATGACCGCCCGCTAAAGCCTGATTCGGGGTAGCCACGGCTAAATAGTCGGAAAGTGCGGTAATGTCGGATTTACCTAATTTTTCCGCCCAGTCTTTTTGTGATGGCAATAAACGCCCGTCAGACAACGCGGTTTGAATTAAGTCATTGACTTTGTCACCTTGCACTTGCGCGCTTAACGCATTTAGTTTGTCTTGCACGTCTTTCATTGCCGATAACGGCACATATTTGCTCGGATCAGGCTCTGCGCCGACTTTGGCGTTCAAAGCGACGACTTCGCTGTCTTTTTCTTTTAACTTACCGTACACATCACTGAGTGCCACCGGGCTGTCGCCCTTCGCCGCAGAAAGTGCGGTCAGTTTTTGTTTAATTTCGTCTTCGGTCGCTTCAAGCGTGCCGAATAATTGGCGTAATAACTCCAACATGGAATTGTCCTTTTTGTGTTGATGTTGATGAAATTGAGATGAAAAGGCGACAGCTTCTGCCAAGTCATGACAAGCAGGGCGATTGGTTAATGCTGCATTCAGCACTTTCGTCACCTTGCCGTCCGGCTCAGTCAAAAACAGAGGAGAAATGTAACGATATTCCCCGTCTCGAATTTGTTGATGGGCTTTTTTTGTCCAATCTACATCGACAAAAATGCCTTCACCTGAAATATACTCCGCCGTTTCCATCCAACCTGCGGCAGGGTTAGGTTTGCCGTTTTTCTCAATAAATAGGGTTTGATGTTCGTAGTCGATCATGAGCTTAATCTTTAGCTGATTAATGTCTTCAGCTAAAGCGTAGCCGTTAGTGTCATCTACATACCAGCCTCCTGCACCTTCGGTGCGTCCATCTTGCGAATAAAAACGACCAAAGGGGAACAACTGAATACGCCCATTTGTTTTTTTGTTAAGCTCGAAACTTAACGCAATCGGCTTAATGTGCATCGTTTGTTATCCTCGTTCTTTAATAGCGGATAACAGAATAACGGATAGGAAAAAATGAAAAGAGGGGAGCGTCTTCCACACTCCCCTCCAGGTTAGAAATTTTGAAAAAATGAATTCGATGCTGTATCTTATCTTAAACCATTTTTAAAACCTTTTTAAATCCTTTTAAATCGTTTTAAAAAAAATCATTCGATAAATTGCCCCTATAATCATAAAAACGCAAATACGCGCGATTTAGCGCGGTTTTATGTTTTATTTAACTACACTCCGAAAATAGGCTTGCACGTCCTCCAATATATCGTCTTCGTCTTGCGGGGTTAAAACCAAGAATGGGCGGGCAGGAATATCCACTTTTCGACCGCGTCCGGCTTTACCACCAAATTGATGAATTGCCGCGTAAGGTTCGTTGGTGCCGACCTCTGCGCTGTCATTATCATAATAACTTGTGATACTGTTCATCAGATTTTCTGTATCAACTAGCGGTGTGCCTTGGCGGTATTTCAATCCAAGCCACTTAGGACGGCCACCTACATCAAAGTTTTGTAATACGGCGGACTCCATCGTGCCGGCAATGCTACGCATGAGTGGAGTACGATCTTGAGCGGCATTTGCTAGTTTATTTAGGATGTAGGCAATTTGTTGCGCATTATTAATTTCGATTTCTATCATAAGCGTTGCTTTTCAAAACAAAAGGCGATATATTCAATTAAGCACCGTTTGTCGCAGTGATTCTCGGAAACTGCTAAACGATGGGGTGAAATAGACCCGGGAAATATGTGTGGGGTGTCCGAGTCCCACCTAACGGTGCGTATTAATCCCGTCTAAATGACTGCATGTAAAGTTCTTTTACTTGCTCCAGTATTTTAACCACTGCCACATACCGTTCGCCATTTATCGTTTTATAAAACTCAAAGTGATTACCTTTGCTTGATTTAATTTCATCGGGCGAATTAAGCACATCCGGTAACTTCTCATAAGTATCAACGCCAAACTGTCCATAACGATTAGCAATTTGTTTTACCATAGAGTCGTCGGAAAGCCAAACCGTCTTAAGCTCCGTTCCAATTTGCTTTCTTGTTTTTTCGCTTAATACACCGGCGGCAAATTTGAAATTTTGTGAATATTTATCACGCAATCCCTGCAAAAGATCACTTCGTGGTTTTCGTCCTTTCAGAGATAGGTAATGCGGGATGTGTGGTTCTAAATAGGCGGATAACTTAGCATAATCTAACTTAAACTCAGCCCCAGTCATTTCTGTCTTGGCAAACTGATGTGCCAGCTTTTCCGGGTAAAGATCCAAATTTGGCTTATAGTTCAGTCGTCCTACATTGTAATCAAAACCTTTATCCGTCACCCGTATCGTGCCGTCGGGCAATTTAAAACCAATGGTTTTTTCACGATTTCCCGCTTTATCGGCAGGGCGTTCCACCTCAACTAAAAATTCTGAGCTATCGTCCGGCTTATCCATGCCACGGCGTTTTAAATCCCGTTCACCAAGCGCAATCACCGAGCAACGACAATTAAACCCATTCGGTGGGTAAAATGTCGCCCAAAACGGATCATCATAACGGTAAATTTTGCCGCTTAATGCTAAGTGAGCAGGACGGGTTCTTTCGTCGCCTACGGCAGAATACTGCCAGTAAGGGCGATTATCCACATTATCCCGCATGCGTTGATAGCGGGCAGCAGAATAAGCAGACTGCATATTCACTCGGTAAATCGTATTTAAACGGCGGGGCGTGCCAAAATATTCGCCCGTTTTCGGGTCAGCCAATAAATTCCCATCTTTCCCACGGCTAATACTTTTATCCTTACCAAATACCCAGCCCTTGCGCTCAAACTCACCAAGCAATTCTTTTTTCCATTGATTAAATCCCTTGCCTTCGCGCATAGCGGTTTCCAATGACTGATAAATGTCTTTGGTCATTTCAAGACTAGACAAGCGCGCAATAGTCGTCGCACGGGCTAACGCGCTGTCTTGTAAGTCTTTAATAAACACTTTCCCCGCCAGCATTTTCTTCTGGCGGAGAAATTCAATGGCTTCTGTCGGCTCCATGCCGATGAGAAATTTAGGTGCGTTCGGCATTGGATGCCCCTAACAAATCCGCCAAGAATAATGCACTGGTTAAGTAGCGTTCGTGGGCTTCTGACGTTAAATCCGGGTAAAGCTCCGCCAGTTTATCACTGGCTTGTTCAAAGCTGTTACAGGCTGATAACACCGCCACGGCTTTTTGCACCATTGGATCTAATTGTTGGTTAAAGTCAACCTGTGTCATGCCGTTATCTAACAAGCTATCCAACAAATCCTGTTCCGTTTCGCTCTTATTGCCAGCGGACAACGCCACGTGCGTACCTTTACCCAAACACCCCGCACACTGACACCCCACCACGTGGGCAGAAAGTGCGGTCTGTTTTTCGGGTATTTTTAATTCGTTTTGAAACGGTTTTAAAACCGCTTCACCGTCTTGCACTTCTGGAATGCCTAACTTGTCGCGCGTCCACTTTTCGGGGATTTGCACACCAATCCCCACCAATTTAGGGATAGCGTCCGCAAAGGTGCTTAAATCGTCGTATTTTTTGGTGTCAAACTCAAAATATGGCACTCTGTGCAAGGCAATATTAGGGTCAACATTAATCTGCAAATAAGGCAGGATGATTTGCTGTGTAATGGTCTGCGCCACTTGTTTAGCGTCAGACACCAACAAATCACGGCGCACCTCATTATGTACGTTACCCAGCGCATTAGTTGAGCTTTTGCCATCTGCGCCTGATGTGAGCGTTTGCCCTAAAATCAGGCGAGCAATGGATTTTTCGCACCAGTCCGTCATCTGTAAAAACGGGTTATTGGTGGCACTGGCATTTGCCGCATTATGCAATTCGACGGTCATAGAGTCAGGCATAATCCCTGCGGCGTTATGTCCGATTTGCGCAAGAGCTCGTAATAGCGTGCGTTTTTCTTCGTTTGTTGCCCCTGCACCATATTTCCCGATACGAATCGGCATGCCGTAAAGCTCCAAGAATTCGGCAAAATCCCGCACCGAATAATGCTTAAACATATAAAGCCAAGCCAGTGTGCGGAATAATCCCATACGCGCCAGTTGCACCGAGCGGGACTTGTGCGAATGCACCACCCAGCCGAACTGTCTTAATGGCTCGCCCATGGGATTGGTTGGAGTTTTTAATAATAAATTGTCATGTTTATCTAACTTAAACCAAGACTGAGGCCGTGGGATAAAGTTATGCGGAATATACTTACCGTTTTCCAATTTCCACTCAATTTCGATGGCGGAAAAACCATGTCCGACTGCGTCCATCATATCCATAAGAAGGTTTTCAAGGTTTGGATATTGATAAAACAACTCGTCAATTTCGGTTTGGAGTTTTTCTTCTGCCGGTGTCGCATTGCGTGGTTCAGCAATGCGCCAATCCAGCGTCAAAATCGCTCGTTTACGCGTCTGAATATTCGCACCGATGGCACTGTCTTGTTCTTCGATGTCCATAAATAACTCGTGCTGTGCCGTAATATCGCCGTTTTCCGCATCCTCTAAGATGCTTTTTAACTTGGACGGCGTAATGCGGTTGCTCGGGTGGTCAGATAAAACACGCCCATTAGCTGTCACCATTGCTTCGTCGGTTTGGGTCGGTTCTGTTTTTAAGCCTACCAATGTTTTAATTTTTTCCAAAAATTTCATGTTTTATCCTCGCCAAATGCTATATAAATCATCTTCCGCATCAAAATCATCATGCCCCAAGTCTTCATCGTTTAAGCCTATCCACTCAATCGGGGCGGCGTTGGTGATAGCATTCTTCCACAACATTTCAAGTGCATCTGGGCCATCATCATGGTCAGCTTTCGGAAAGTGACGCAGTTGCGCAATTAAGGTCGCTTGTGAGCTATGTAATAAAATTAACCCATTCGCCATGTGTGGCTGTAAACTTTCAATACGAAGCATTTTGTCTGTGTTTGGCTTAATTGCGGTTGCCGGCACAGGGGCACCACGTTGTGCCGAGCGCTTAACCAGTTCATCTTTCAAAAATTCCTGGAATTGCACGGTCTCAACAAACCAACGGTGGCACTTGTATTGCTGTTGGAAACGGATCACATCTTCGATGATTAAATCCGGCAAGCGTTTTTTCACCTGCGCTTCGACTACATACAATTTACCTGTGGCACGCTGATAACCGCCCACTAAAATCGCCGATGGGTCACGGCTCGCGCCCGCTTTGCCGAGTGACGGGTCAACTGCACCGAAATAAATCAAATCGGACGGCAGTTCCGTCCAGTATTTAATGGCATTGGCAAAAATCGCATCATCACTGCTTAACGGGTCATTTTGATACTCGGAG